ACAGGATTCGCGCCTGTGGACCCTATCCAAAGCTGTCCATTGGTCAAACTAATTGTATTAATACTATTATTTGTTGCCATATTATCCCTCTTATCCCTTAAGTGACTGTTATATTACCATTCGAATCCGCTACCACGAATGTGGTATTGGCATTCACTGCTACGATATCCAGGCAATCAGACACTAATGTTGAAGTTAGATGTCCTGATACACCAAGAGTAGTACTCGTGCGCCCCCAAGCAATTGATTGGCCTGCATTCTGATTGATTGTCCAACCACCCGCATAACCGACTATTCTGATCTCTGCCCCGGCAGAAAATGTAGTGGGCAATGTCATTGTCAATTGACCAACTGCATTTACAATGTATCCATTATTTGGCGCCATGACGGTATTTGAGGTCACAACCTGCCATGTAAATGCTGTGCCCAAGGCATTAATTTGGGCTTGGATATTGCTGGTAGCACCATGTACGTAGGAAAGTTCCGTAGCAGTCGTGATAGAGGAGATTATTTCATCAGATGCGGACGAAATTAAAGCTGTATTTGGAGTAAGAGACTGCAAATAAGCCGTGGAAGCATTCATCGTGCCAATGACAGCATTGGCATCCAGCTGCGTAAAGACATCAAAATAGCCGTCGTTGCTTGCTACTATGCCGTAATCAGCACAAAATATATATCCACCGGAAAGCGCTATACCTCCGAATGCAGAAGTCGCATTGTTGGTTACCGCTTGCGCAATGTGAATAGGGGTTGTGCGCACTGTTATATCGTATGCATCAACAGCACCGCCATAGGTGGCATTTCCACCCGAAGGAACGTACAGGAAGTTTCCATTAGCAACTGCGTAGAATGCGGACCCAAAAGCATTAGTGCTATTGATCTGACTCAGGTTAGTCATCGCCGAAGGCGTAGTAATATCCACAAGGTTGATATTATAAGCGCCTACTGCTGCAGTGGTAACAAATGCGGTATTCCCCGACACACTCAAACCCAATGCTTCCCCGGCAGCCGTGACTTGTAAGCTTTGCAACAAAGATGGTACAGACGGCGTTCCAAGGCCGGTGAGAGTCCAAGAGATGATTTGTCTAATGGTGAATGGACTAGAAGTAGAGTAAGCAGTGGTATAGACATTTGTTCCTACAGCCACAACGCCAAACGATTTAGTCGCGCCCTGTGTATAAGTCTGGACAGGAAGAGCAGGCGTACCTGTGCCGCCTCCAACATCCATTACAACTAATCCTGCATTTTGGGTGGCACAATAAACATAGCCATTCAGGAAAGAAACCCCATAAATGGATCCCGGAGTGCCTGTAACGACAGTGGTGCTTGTTTGTACAGGTGCCGCTAGATTGGTGAGATTGACAACAACAAAATGGGATCCCGAATTGTACCCAACGAATGCATATTGCACTCCACTAACTACACCTACTGTGCAATTATAACAACCTCCACCCGCTGCAGTGAATGTCCCAACAATAACTGGGCTTGTCTGATCGCTAATGTCCCAGATCGTAAGAGTTGGGGTGCCAATAAAACCGGTGCCTATGGCATAGTTTTTTCCGGTTACGATCGATGTAAAAATAATCGTATTTTCATATTTAATAGTTCCTGGTGCACCGGCTGGAACTGCAGCCTGTGTCACCAATGAGAAATCTGCATTTCTGGTTTTTGAGAGATCAACATAATTCCAAGTACCACCGGCGCTTAGGAAGTCTCCTGATAGGTTAGTATTGGCTCCTGGCGCTGGTACAAGACCTTTAACTCCACCTGAGCCTGAATCGCCTACAAATGTTGATAATAAAGCTGTTGCCTGAGATCCAGTGAGGTCTGTAACGTTTGCAGTAGATCCTGTGTTGTTACCTTTTAGAGTATTGGCAGGCGCCTGTGCCAACTTAGCATTGGTGACCACATTAGCTTGAATCGTAGCAGCTACAGATCCAGGTCCAGTTGCAACCACGTCTCCAGTCAAAGCAGTAATAGCATTAGTAGGGATCGTTCCAAGAGCGGCATCAATACCGGCTAAATTGCCATCGATAGTTGCTGAAGTAGCTGTATAATGAGTTGGCGAATATGTGTCGGCTATTAATGAGGCATTTCCAACAACAAAATGAGTTCCATTTCCCACCAATACGTCACCAGCAGTGGGAGTGGCAGAAGCAACATCAACAATGGGCGAAGCAAATGTGACATTAGTCTTCACACCAGCAACATCCGTTAGAGTAACGACAGATGTACCTACAAAATTGAGTGTAGTTTCCTGTGGAGCCGATACGCCGTTATCCTGAACGGTAGCATACCCTGTTCCGCCGCCACCTCCGCCTCCGCCGCCACCAGAAACTGTTCCGATAATATCTGCCATGTTATATTCCTTGAGCTGTTACACTTAAGCTAGTGGTGCCAGTGGCACCTGAAATCACGCACCGGAAAAGATCACCTTTGACCATATTTTCTAAAGTAACATTGCCATCAGAAGTAAAAGAAAAGACAGATCCAGTAGTAGCATTAATAATCGGCACGAAATATCCAACATCACCAGCCTCCAGAATAGGAACTCCCGTCTGAAATATTACCGTGGCACCTCCCCAGGTACCCCAGAATTTCAGAGTTGCTCTCTGCATGGGAAAAACAAAGCTATAAGCTGTCGAGTTGCCATTGGCTGTCGCATCTTGGAACAGAACCAGATTCGTCTGGCTCGGACCGAATGCAGGATTCGCATAATTAAAATTAGATGTTGTCATCTCGGTAGCTCCTGTAAATTTCTCTATCTATCTCATTGGGCATATAGACATCAAGAGGCACCATCCCGCTGACATCCTGAAGATGAAAGCCGTCGCAACTGTGAAAACCACAGGCATGCTCTTCAAGAAAGAGCTCATTCTCTGTACATATATCCTCGAAGAGCTCAATGCGCTCATCGTCTGGAAGGATATCAATCAGACGATCCCTATCCATGAGCTTCACATCAGCAGCTCGGCCCCAGTTATGCCAGCAGAAGCCAGGCAGTACATCGGCCTTATACTTACTGCGCACTGTGCTGGCGCACATAAGGACAGTCGCAAGGAATGGACAATCTTCATGCTGTAGCTTGGCTATAGCTTCATCGATAGCCCTATCTTGTCTGGATTGCTTCCATATCTCGGCGTGGAGAAAAACATTCACGAAGCCAAGACTCGGATGCACAACAATGCCCCTCTTCATGCAATCGTTCCGCATGTTGAGGAATTTGTCGGCAAATGGGGCGTTCAAGGCATCGATAGAGAACATTTTAGCTCAGTACAAAGTAGGAAACCGAAGAAACATCAGCGCCTGAAGCAGAGTGGATCACGAAACCAGTTCCAGCAGTGATGGTGTAACCCAGCGCATTCGGGGTAGCATTCGCCTCATTTAGGAAGATCTTACTGGCAGCAGTGATCGCTGGCAGAGCTACGGTGGCCGTACCGGCCGCCAAAGTAACAGTTCCGACACCTAAAGTGACAGAACCACCGAGAATGGCGCCCATAGTCGTATTCAGAGGCGAATACTGGCTAGGAACATCATAACCAAAACGTTGGATAACAATTAAATCTGTGGGCAGTATGGTCGTAACTCGGACGCCCTCTGCCTCTAAAATACCTGATCTCAATCCCATATCATATCTCCCTAATGATTTTATAAATTATAGCAATTCTAGATTGCAATGTATAGCAACTTCGTAATCTGTGATTACGATAATGATTCCATGAATCTTTGAGAGTCCTTTTTTTCTTCTTCAGGCCTTGTTTCCTCATCAATGATGCCACGCATAAACTTGCTGGAATCGTTCTCCCCAGAAAATTTATGATATTCTTCAATACCATCTTTGAGTAACTTAATGTCTTCCTTTAACTCAGGATGTGTATGACGTATATCCTTCAGAGTCTTCAGAATTAAAGATTTTTGCTGGCCAATGTTCTTGATTTTAGAGGCCTTATAGATTCCATCGATGAATTCAGGGATAGGAAGTAATCTTGGAGAAGTTCTAGCTAAAGAATGTAAGTATTGCCCCCCTAATGCACCTAATGGTCCGCCAATTCCTGCGCCAAGAGCTACAGGCCACAAACGATCAAGGGTTTTCCCAGGTCCTTCTCCAATTTCCATCAACTTTAGAAATTTTTCCTGCGATGATTTAGGTAATCCTGATAAAACCACTTTCTGAGCATTCTTCTCTAAGCCCTTGAAGTTCTTAATGAAAGTTCTGAATCCAAAATCATTTTCTGCATTCTTGCCGAGCTCGCTTATCATGGAACTACTGAGAGTTTCTCTGTCAGATTTTCCAAGATGTTTCATCGCGACCTCGAACTTTTTAGCGTCGACATTCTTGGCATCGGAAAGGACTTTCTTGAAAGCACCTGTCCCTGATTCCTCTCCAATCAGTGTATTGAAGATATCACGATCGCGCTCACTGAGTCTTTTGTAGAAATCGTTAGCCGCACCCAGTGCCTTATGAGCCTCAGGATTGGTTTTCTTCAGATTAGAAGAGATCTCGTTGTCCAGTATGGAAGAGATATTCTTGATTCTTCCCTGTGCCTTATTGCCCAGCTGTCCATGAGTCGTAATAAGGTCTGACAGCTCATCTTTATACAGTTTGGCCGTTTCGTAGGGCAGATGTCCTTCGTTCACAGCGATATCATTGCGTATATCCTCAAGTAGCTTTCCAGCGGGAGAATCCCTGAGAAGCTTTTCATGCCCAGCAGTCTTACCCGTCAGCATTGATTCAATGGTACTGCGCGTTTTACTCAACGGCACGGTCGCATTCTTATCGATCAGCTCTTCTGCGACACCATAAAGTTTATTTGATTCTTTGCTCGCATACTCTTTATACTTGGATGCACCCTTCTTTATAAGCTCACCAGCTTCCTCGAGAGGCTTGGCCTGGGATAACTTACCCTCTCTCTCTAGAAACTCACCAGCGGTCTTTTCTGGGCCCTTAGGCACCCTTGCATTGGCAACTCTTCCACCAAGAAGCGCGCCACCTAGAGATCCGAGTGCAGGATTCTGAGGAAAAGCTTCCTCTCCGAGCGCTGAACCGGCGCCTGCCGTGACAAGACCAGCGAGTTCGCGACCAGACTGCGGTAATAATGCAGGAATGGCTTTACCAGCAGCCTTATAAAGAAGAGATCCGATTCCTCCAGCAGCGAATTCAGCAGCCCCAGCTCCGAGCTTTTCACCCAAAGTTTCTGGTTTGTACTTATCGCCCGACAATTTATCAATCGCCCTCCTAACCTTCTCGCTAGGATAGTCAAACTGCTTTACCGGCTCATCAATCTTTTCCCCGCGCAACTTCTCGCCCACATAGCGCCCTGCTAAAGATCCAAGATTGGAAGCAAGGAAGGGCAAATTAGCAATCCCAGCAACACCCGTAGCAAGACTTCTTCCAAGCATTCCCGCGGTACGTTTTACAGAACCTTCGGCCATCATTCTTCTCCAGTCAAAGGATTAGCATCTACAAAACCTTTCCAACGCTCTTGAAAACCTTCAGTAGTACCAAACTTCTTGCGATAAGATTTCTTGGCAGTTATCATCTCTTCAGCACGATTGAATTGTGCTTCTAATGATTTGAGAATACTTTCATTACCTGCTTTGCTTTTTCCTAAACTAGGAATTTGCTTAAGCAAGAATTGCACGTCTTTATCAGAAAGAGCGCCCTTCATCTGCTGGATCTTGGGAGCGATCAGGTCGAAAGACTTAGCAGAGAAATCTTCTGCGGCAGAAGTACCACCAATATCACCAAATACCGCACTGGCTAAAGGCGCATATTGATAAGCTGTTTCGGACCCAGGACCAGTATAAGCAATCTTTTTGAGATCCTTACGCATGCCTTTCAATGCACTTTTGGCTTCAGAAATGGAATTTAATTCAGCATTATCTTCTTCCGATTCCTTTGCTTCCCTGCCCATACGTTCTTGGGCAAGTTTTGGATTCTCATAAGGCTGAACATTGGGTTGCTCACCAATTTCCCCCGGATTGAAAGGAGGAGATCCCTGCGGTGCTTGACCTTGCATGCCGCCTGGGCCATTCCTTCCGCCAACAATTTGTCCCCCCTGTTTACGTACAACCTCTCTTTCACCTGTGACAGGATTGAAAAGTACGCTTTCGTTTATATCAGGGGTGATACTCTTGAGAATTACTGAGGCTTCTTGTGGTGTAAATCCAAGTCGAGCAAATTCACCGAATGCTTGTTGCGGATTGCTTGGATCAATCCTAGAAAGTATCTCCGGCAATGCTTGCTGAAGTTCTATCTGTCTTTGATCTTGTTGCTGCTTGTATTGTTGTTGCTGTTGGTGACGACCTTGCTCCTGCTGAAGCAGTTGCAATTTTGCCGCGTCAGCTAAGTGATTGCCGACATTAGTCCCGCCTGCACCGCCGATCATATTTAGACCAGCGATAAAAGCTGGATTACTACTCAATTGATTGAAATCAGCCATTATCTGTACCCAAATGCAGGATTAAACCCTCTGTTGCCACGATTAATTCCACCATAACCACCATATCCACTACCAAATCCTGCAGGAAGCTGCGGAGGTTGCTGGTAGTTGGGTTGAAATCCTATAGATCCTGCAGTAGGAGTGGAGCTTTGACCACCACCATTATTTCCACCAGTGAAAAGTGACCCAATATCTCCCCATGACTTATTACCTGCTAAACCACCCAAAGATGTTGCTAGGCCAGCAAATTGTTCTCCCCAGCTGGGTTTAGTAGGAGGTTGATGCCATTGCTGAGTGAAATTTGTAGGACTTTCTCCTGGTATTAACCCCAAGGCTTGCCCTAGACGAGCCGTTCTGTTTTGAGGAAGAGCTGCTTGTAGATGAGGCTGTAGAGCATTCAAATACTGCTGACCTTGATTTTGAACAGCTCCTCCAACAGTAAGTAAATCACCAAGTCCTTGTCTGCGCAGTCCTAGCGCATTATCAAACGCGTTAGCTTGGGCTTCTTGTTCAAGCTCACCATAATTCCTTTCAAGTGCACCACGTTGCGTAGCAAGCGCAGAACCATGTTGATAACCTAGATTTCCAGCTCCAGCACCTGTGAGAGAATTTTCTAAGACCTGTCTTTCTCTCTGATTGCGTTCTAATGTAGGATTCAATACGTACTTATTATACAGATCCATATATGGGCGCAACTGCCCTTCAAGACCAGTAGCATTGGATCCCTGACCTATTTGATCGAATGCTTGAGTTTGATAGGGATGGAATGGTTCAACAACACCAAGAGGCATAGCGCCATTTCCGCCAGCAAAGGGACTACCATTTTTATTGAAATGTTGCTGTAATTGCTGCAAACCCTGCGATGCATAAGGACCTGTTTCAGCTTGCCCCATAGGACCTGCATTATAAGGTCCCTGGGATTGAGCCTGGATTTGCGATAAATATTGCATGTAAGCTTGTTGAAGTTCAGGGGGCAAAGTCTGAAAGCCACTTTTATTGGATCCCGTTAATTGAGCTTGCATGGCAGGGGCTTTATTATTGCCGCCAAGAGCACCACCTAATACCGCACCGACAGCCGCACCCCCCGGCCCGCCTAGAATTGCTCCTCCGACGGCACCGGCAACAGGGAGTAATTTCTTAAAAAAACCAGCCATTATATTCTCCTAAAATGTGCTCCAGGGCGATCTAACCCAATTGAGAACGCCTGCATTATTTACCAGCGTATACTGATAGTTGATATCTCTCACTATATCATAAAGGCGATCGGGAGTCTGTATATCCGTGCTATCCGTGGGTGCATTTCTATCAGTCCTAAGTCTACCCTGAATGAATGTGCTGGGAAGGTTAAGCTCCAGCGCATTGATCTGATCTTCCGTACGCCGCAGGCGTTCCTCCGCAACGGATCCTCCAGTCACAGCATTCTGTTCTGTAAATCTGGACATGGCTACCTCGTTGACGATTCTTTGATTTCTTCGTAGCAGTTACCCAGAAGATAGTTGCCACCCACAACATTGCTCATGAATCTGTACTGACGCTGCCTTCCCACCTTCATGATGTCCACTTTCTGAGTGGTGGGCAGTAGCACATAGTTCCCTTGGAAGTTAGGGTTCTCATTTATGGATATGGGGGCTTGGGCATAAAGTTTCACATTCACACCGAGCGACATCTCACCTATTTGTTTAAGATCCGGGTATAAGCTGTAGATAATCATGGTATTATCTCCGTCTTCTATCTGCGCATAACAAGATGTGGCATAGGAGAGCATTGGCGCAAACTGGGCCGATGATAGGTCATTTTTCGGATCATAGAATGGATTGTAGGCATCAGTTCCGACCTCGTGCTGGAACAATCTATCCGACACGGCGTAAGTCAGCGAAACGTTGGGTCCACCCGCATCATTCACAGCACTGGTGCTATAAACCCCAGAGGTACTTATCTTAACCTGCTGAAAACCACCAGTAATATATATCACAGGCGAAGTGGTGTTCACAGCAAAGGCAGGTATTCCGCCCACAGAAGCTGCCCCAGTCACGGTCAAGATATCCCCAATATTCACCGTAGTCAGTCCAGAATTAATCCCGAGAATCGCAGTACCAATGGTAATAGCACTTCCGCCCCCAGTACCTGTTGAAGTCGCAGCGCTGCCAGCAGTAAATGAAATACCTTGTAATGGCGCATCTCCATAATTTCCGACTCCATATTGCCCTACCCCATAACCAATTGAAGTAGTACTTGAAGTAACTGTCCTAACACCATTGATATTGCTAGCTAATATTCCGTTAGTAGCAATCGCCCCAGAGATATCAACTGTATCACCTGGCTCCAGAAACACATTGAGATTCGCCGTGGCGATCACATTAGTAGATGAATTTGTAGTCGTCAGAGGATTAGCTCCTAGCGTGAAGAAGAAGGTGCTAAGAGAGTTCGGAATAGGCACAGTGCGGATGATTTGGCTCTCAATCATCAATGGCGCTTGATTCACATTGGTGGGTTCTTCTGCAGCAGTCCTATAAAGCGTGCCAATGGACCAGTGGGATTCTTTGTAATTGTAGATCACGTAATTGTTCGGATCCGTATCCTGCCCCTGGGGGTAGAAAAACCATATCTCACTGAACTCAACATTGGCAAACACAAAGCACTTCCAGCTTTGACCCCAGTTTATGTGATCGTAAACATAGCGTTTAACCGTATTATTAGGTAGAATATTGACTGTATATCCATCAAATACATAGAAATCTCCCTGTCCCATCCAGAATACAGCATCCTCGATCTCCGCACGTGCTTTGGGTCCTATAATGCCATCAGTGGTGAAAAGTTTCCTTACGAGCCAGATATTGGGCTTGTTGATGAACTGGAAGTTATACACTTCACTCGATGTGAAGATCAGATCATGGTTACGAGCTGACGCCTGGCTAATAAAGGGTCCTGACTGCTCCAGAATGGTCGTATAAGCATATGTGCTCGGCAATATATCCCACTGATCATATCCATTACTCGGGAATGCGCCCGTAGGATTTCCCTGATCGCTCGAATAGAACTGATTGAGGATGGAGGTGGACTGCCCGAAGGCTGCTACCATACATCCAAGTAAGCAAACAGCGTTATTAGATACATAAAGCCATCTAACACCCGTTGGCACGGGCTGAGAACCAGCTGCGACGATGATAACGGGCGCCGTGGTAACATCGAAGTTCATCCAGATATACACATTCGGCGATGCAGCGGGACCGTCTCCAGGCGTGAGGACCAGATTAGAACCGTACTTGTCCATAGACCATATGCGCGGATATGCCACTATGCTTGTATCGCTGAAGAGTTTCGAGTCTCCATAAGCACCTGCACCATATTGTCCACCCCCATAGCCGTATCCGAGAGATACATTGGCATTGCCGGCAGAAATCTGGGTCTGGATAGTAGTCCCAGAACCGCCAGCAGAAGTCACCAACGAAGTGGCAATCACACCTGTTTGGATCGTGAATACATCCTCGCTAACTATATTGGTAATGAGCTGCTGGATATTAATAGCCGTATCCGGGATATTCGCTACGGCAGTGGAACCAGCAATCTGTATTCTGTCTCCCTGCGGAAGGTCAAACATCGGATAATTTACGTAGAGATATCCAGCAGCCCAAGTCATATTCAAAGCAAAAGACTGCGTCGCCGTAGCGAAAGTCCCCACATTGATAGTGATGGCAGAATTGTTCAGCGCATTGACTAAGAATGTCCCGTTGATGGCCGATGCAGGTATCCCGGCGTAAGTCCCAGTGACGCCACTGATAGTGATCTGATCGAAATCCTGGAAATAGTTGGGCAGGTAAAGCGTAATGATGGAGCTGAGAAACTCAGTC